CTTATAGTTTATTTGTTTTGTTTTGGCAATTAAATTGCTCTACCTTGACCATTTGCAACATAATCAAAGGTTCTACTAATGGTTGATCCGCTTGAGTTAAAAAACTCTATTGTAAAGCCAGTTGCAGATTTACTTGTTATGGTAAAGAAATCTCCTGTTGCAAGATCCTGAGCGGCAATAGTAACTGAAGGCTCTGCAAAAAATGCAGTTCCAAATGTAACAGTTTTTCCAGCCGCATCTGTTCCTGAGACTATATTCTGTTGTCGATCAGTTCGTTCCATCATAAATAATTTTACTTGGCAATTGTTTATTTTTGGTGATTGATGTCCAACGGAACTTGTAAGCTCCAACTTAAATTTTGCAAATCTAAACTCATAATTACCATCTTGAAAAGGTGTAAAACTCGTATAAGTACTGTTGTCATCAGAAGTTGATATTAATAACTTTGCGTCCATCTGCGGTTGTCCTGAAGCATCATCAAAATTTCCTTGTGCTGTATCAAATAAACCTCCAGCATCATCAAAACTACTTACTCTGTCAATCATATCAACATTGAGAAATGATGATACTCTACCTTGAAATTTAGAAGCTAAAGAAAATTGGTTTGCGAACTCATAACTGCCTGATGTTTCAAAACCATCAACCTCATCAAAAAAACCACCTTGATCGTCAAAATCACCTGAAACACTATCAAAACTTGTAACTTCTTGACCTTGAAGAAATAATGCTCCGTCACTTACTGCAACATCTGTTTTAGTGCCAGCAAAACTTGTTTCTTCTGTTAAAGTTTGTTGTAAATTTTGACCAGCAAAAGTGCTTATTGTTCCAATGACTGAAGTAGCTGTTACAGACTCATGTCCCAGTAAATCAACTGCTTTGATGAAATACGTTCCAGCTTTAGCTGGTACGACAACTGAGTTTGCTGGTGGGCTAATCTTATCAACTAATAAAGTTGTATTGACATAATTAGCACTAGAAGTAACTGGAGTGTATCTAATAAAATAATGACTTAAATCTAAATCTGTACTGGGTGTCCATTCTAAGACAGCGACTTGATCTTGAAAATCTATTCCTAAATTTGATACATTTGCTGGTGGATCACTCGCACCAATAACAAAATGATCTTGAGTTACAAAAGCCGATTTGTAACCTAATGAATTTATAGCTCTAGCTCTGACATTGTAAGTTGCTCCACTTTCAACAGAAATTTCTCTTACAGTTGCATTAGATATACCAGCACTCTTATAAATCGTATCTGTTGTTTTTTTATAAACTACCTCAAACTTATCAACAAAAAAGTCTGGTGAACCTCTAAGTGTAACAGTCATAATGACATTGATATTACCCTCAGTTACATTGACGAGTTCATCAGTAATTGAGGAAATAGTTGGTGCATTAACAACTTTTGGATTTGGTAGAAAAGTGGTTGGAGCAGTTGAAGTTTGTATCTTTGTATTATAAGTATATACAGAGGCATCATACTCTAAGCCTGTGATACCAACAAACCCATTTTTATCTAAGTTAAGACCGCTACAAATAAATAATTTTGAGCTAAAACCAAACCCTGTATGCGTTACAGCAAATATATCACCAATAATTAAATTAAGAGCTTCAGATGTTGTTTTTAAAGATATTCTTAAACCAGTTCGTGATCTTTTTAATGCAAGTTCAGCTAAATCTTCAGCTTGATATGGACTAGTAGTTGCTGGTAAACTCATATCAAAATGTAATTCTTCATTATTATCAGATGCTAACATCGTTGAATATTTTAAATCACTTGAAACATTTGTTTCATCAACAGGAGGAAATATTACTTCGTCTTTTTGATATGCTTTTTCTTCATTATCAAATCTAGCTATAACTCTGTTATATTTTTTTGATTTTTCTTCGCCAATAATTTTCAAACCACCAATGATCATATCTTCTGTGATTGTCAAAACACTTGAGCCAGTTCCTTCAATCTTTAAAGTATAAAGACCTCCTGAGTAAGTAAAGAAACCACGCATAGATGATATTAAAGTTTTTACATTATCAATAAGTTTTGTTTTATTTCCTAATGCAACATGACACTCAAATAATTTTGTTGTACTTGCACCTATGTGAGTAGTTACATTTGTATCACAAACTCCTTGAGCGGTTGTAAATGCTGTCGTATCTATGTCGCTTGATGAAAGACCTTTTCCGTATCTATCATTGATTAAATAATCATGTAAACACAAAGCTGGATTTGCAGAAAAAGCCATTGAAGTTCCGCTTAAATTTGTATTTACTAATTTACCTCTAATAACAAAATTTATTTTAGGTATTCTATTAAAAGCATCAGAATTATATTTAAATCTAAAACCAGCATGACATATTCCCTTTCCCATATGATCTCCTGTCCAACCTAAAGACTTGATTGATTGAGGATTTTGAAAAGAATTAATAGTTTTTTCGTAATGATAACCTTCATCTGTTCCATTAAAAAATTGAAAATTTGTTAAAAAATGAGTGGTTTCAACTCCGTCTTGCTCCTCAACTGCTGAAAATGCTGGGTGATCAGTT